CAGTGTAATTTATCCACTGTATATTAATACCTTTGAATTTAGCTTTAATGTCACAATTTGATGAGTCAGTAAATAACAAATCAATTTCATCTGTTTCATTAACATCGTCAATAAACCAAACACATTCATACTGATCATCCAAAACCATAGTTGAACCACGGACTGTATAATTATTCGATACGTTTACTTGGTTCTCACAATTTTTATGAACAAATAATGGCCAATTATTTACTAAATTATCTTGAATAACATTATTGGTGTTTCCTGTTATTTTTATTTTTAAAACCCCATTTAAATTACAATCAGGACCATTAACGGTACCACCACTTAAATATAATTGTTGGAAATAGGTATCACTATCCGGACAATCAAATGAAAAATCTAATTGTAAATCACAATTGGGTAAAGTTGTTTCATTTTTTGCAACAAATCTATAATCCAAATACTCTTCAACAGAACAATCATTTGGACCATTTTTTACCGATATTAATCTAACTTTTTCAACTCCATCAACATCAGTAAAAAACTCATATTTAATTTTTGTTTTATAATCAATTAAACCGTTAGATAAGTTTCTTGTTACTCCACTAGTTACCGCAGTATAAGGAGCATAATTTTGGTATCCAGCAGTTGCAGAATAACCTGTGACACTTTTATTTATTCCCTCATCAATTAATGTAGATAGTGCAGATTTCCACAATTCTTTTATTTTATTACCATCTGGTGATAGATACTCTTTGTAATCACATATTAATGGTAACTCAGTTGTAGAGGATGTTAATCCCGTACAATTCTCTAATGGAAATGTATTAAATAATTTTGCACTATTAGTAGTATTTGTTGTACCACTAACAACAACGGTCATTGCTGAAGTTAAATCCTCATAGTCAGGACCACCATATTCAACACCGTCAATGTCAATAACAGGATAATAAGTTACACCCGTAGCGTTTATTCTACCTCTTAAATTTTCATGGTCACCAATGATTTTTTCAAGGTCTTCCTCAATTGCATTTTCAAAATTAGGATATAAACTTTCAACGAAAACTTTAGGTTGACACCCAAATCTATATCTATATTTTGGTCTACCAAAAAGATTGTTTTCAATTAAATTACCACCTAACCATAATGTGGTTGCTGGTATTAATTGTTCTAAGACTTGTGTCCAATATGGACTCATCTTATTTATAAACTCATTAACATCAGGTATATTATATGGTTTGAAACCGGTTGATGTAATATAATCTCGAAATATATCTTCGAGTTTTATATAATTTTTCTTATATTTTATTATGTGGGAATTCTTAATTTGGTCAGTTACAGTCTTATTTACAAATTCTGCAAATGTGATTCCTGTTTGTGGTGCAAGAGTATTACTACCGAATGAAACCACCAATTCCCTTGATTTTTTCCATATATCATAATCAACCGCTTTAGCAGATGATAAGAAAATATCAATGTTTTTTCTATTGAAATTATATATTGAATTACTATCTGTAATCCGTCTTTGTAAATTGTCTACTTCACTTAAAATTTCGTAACCCGTATCTAATCCCGGTAGTGTTCTAAAAGTGTCAAAGTAATCTTCACCATACGTAAATGGTCCACTTTTGGTTCTAATGACTTTTGTGGTTCCTGTTAAAACTGAATTTTCAAGATCTATAATATCACTAGACCTATGTGTTAATGTTTTATCATACCAACCCGCACCTTTTTGGAAAAAGATGTCAGACAACTCGTCATGTGCACCCTTAGGTTTTTTAGTTCCTTCAACAACCGGATAATTACTTGTTGTAAATGTAGTTCTACCTGTTGTAGTTGTAATTTGATAGGTGTATCCACTTGGTACAAATGTTGCAACTCTATATACCTTAGTACCCGATATAACATCGTAAATGTCATCATCTAAATCAAAAGACTTTGGTAGTGATGTAACAGTATATACATGTTCATTAATACTAATCATGGGACTTGGTGCCCCCAAGAATCTTAGAAAAAACTCAATTGATGAACGTGTACCCTTTGATTTATATATGTGGGATAAGTTGACTAATAATCTTCTATAAAATTCATACTCAGCATCAACAATCGTTTTTCCTACTGTTAATCCAGAGTATTGTGTATCTTGTCTTGAATATAATAACTCCTCAAGTTTCTTTTCATCAAACAAATTAACGGTTGATAAACCTAAGGTATTGGATAAGTTCTTTAAAAGTATATCGGGTAAATTATTAATACCATCATAACTTACATTTCTCATGTACGCTATGTTTTCAATATATTTTTTTACTTTATCGAAATTATGTCCGTATAATTGAAAAATTGCTTCGACCTTTTTATCCTCGGTATCAAATTCAAATAATTGTGGAGAGGACATAAACCTAACAAATAGGTTAGACTTGTAATCATCAACTTCATCAGAAATTTGAGATAGTTTTTGAACATATAGGTCATAATCTAATCCAATAATTTTAATGTTCCAACCATCTCTAGCAATTGGCCATGTAATTTGGACATCTGATAATACCGTTTCAGTTTGATTAATACTATCTCTAGGAACACTAAACGTTGCAGTATATTTTGGTTTAGTATCTCTATCTAATAAACTTTGTTCTAGTTCATCTAAACCACTAAAAAACTCTTCAACTAATCCACCATTAGGTCTAATTAAAACGTTTTCACTATAATTTAAAGATGAACCAAATGGTTTTCCCTTAACCTTTAAACTGAATTTAAAATCTGCATTTGGTTGGGTATAATTGATGATATCATATGTTACACCACTTAATTCTAAAACGTATTTAGTAAATGATGAATAAAAATTTCTTACCTTATTTGTGGTATTTGGTTCTACTTGACTATTTGGTTTGATAAATAAAACATCAAATGGATTGAATAGTCTACCAAAATCAACATTGAATTGTGTTGTATCTAAATTAATGTCATAGACAATACTTTCAATTGTAAAATCGGAAGATCTTGTATTACTATTTTTTTCAATTAATACCCCCGCAGGGAATTTCCGTATTATGTTTGTTAAGGAAACACCAATTCTGTTTTTTAATGAACCAAATAACGACTTGTTCGCATTACTTTTTGATGTTCTAAAGGAAACTTCTTTTTTCTTTGTCTGAGTAATTTGATCTTCAGAATTGAATTTTTCTTCTTTTAAATCATCAAGAGTTAAAAAATCTGAGAATCGACCAGTACTGAATGTTTTCACATCCATTTCAGGCACAGTTCTATCAATAGTGAAGTTCGTATTAGTAAGTTGACTAGTACCATCGGTAATTTGCATACCGACTAAACTATCACTAAACGTATCTGCACCCGTTGCAGCCTGACTAGGAGGGACTCTTCTTCTTGCCATTATTGTGTAATATCGTCAAAGTTTAATGTTTCATCGATATCAATTCTCTCTTCTCTAACCTCAACCATTGTTTGGTTGAATTCGTCCTTAATTTCGTATAGGTTGTATTGTTTGTAGATACTGTTATCGTTATTATTGTCATAAATGGTGTATATACCACTATCAAGTGCCCTAGTCTGATTACCGTATAATGCGTGTGCCAATGTGGATGCATCATGTTCTACCATTTCCACTTCAACAGTTGTTGGATTAAAGAATGTATTTGTTAATATAATATTCTGTGCGGGGTCACCAATAAATGGAACAACATTTGGTCTACTTGTGGGAGCAGAGGATGGTGTAACAGTTAAGAACATTAAATTTGTTACAGTATTACTATATTGGTATCTTACCGCCTTTTGTGTTGAACTAGTTAAGTTAGATACTACTGTAACACAATAAAATGATGATGTAACAACTCTATAAAAATTAGGAATTTTAGTACCATTGTTATTTAAATATTCAATTCTATATCCTACCAATCCTTGTGGTGTAAATTTTCCTCTGTCAGTTGAAGGGACTTTTGATAAATCAACAATTATTCCTCTAACAGATGGTAAAGACGCCAAAATACCACAATCCATGATTGTTGTTCTAATTTGTTTTGGTCTGATGTGTAGAGTGTATATACCTAAATCAGAAAAGTCTGATGCAGATAGTTTTAAATTATATAAACCACCTAATAGTTCTGTATTTTGTGCTGCTGTAACTGTTGTAGTATCAGAATTATGAAAGATAGGAGTTAAAATATTTTCTGAAGATAACTTCCTTAAAGTAACTTCCGCAGTAGATAATCTATTCGGGACGTAATGAAGAAATATTTCAACATCCGATGGTGATACATCCGCAGGTCTTATTGTTCCGTATGATCCGACACTCATTGTTTTTCTATTATATTAATAAATATGATTTTTATTGTTTTCTAATTTTAAAATATCCATTTCCATATACATCTAATTCTCCAATATTATCTATTTCACTGAGTCTAAATGTTTTTTCCATTACTCCTTGTTTACCTCTTTCAACAAAAATGTCAGAAAAAATTGTTGGACTATCAACAAACCCCAAAAAGTGTTCATTTCTTGTTATCATTTTATTGATAACTTCTTCTTTTGTAAATCCTGTTGTGTTTCCTGTTATCAATGTCATACC